ACTGGATTAGGTGCAGATAGTCTAACTGCTAGATTTAAACACTTTAATGTGCTAAAATGGCAGGAAGTTGATATAGCACAATTACATCAAGAAATTCGTATTTTTCATGATGAATATTTTGCTCAAGTGGTTGGTTCTGAACCACCACCTTTAAAAGTTAGATGTTGGGCAAATGTAATGCGTAAAGGTCAACAGATCCAAAAGCATACACATTCTACACATCCACACTCTTATCTTGGTGGGCATTTCTGTGTAACTGCTGAGAATACTTCAACTTCGTATATGCACCCATATACTCAAGAAGAATATGATCTAGAAAACAGAGTTGGTGAAATTACACTATTTCCTAACTATTTGACACATCATACATCTGTTCATGAATCAGATATTCCTAGAATCAGTATTGCATTTGATCTAGTGACATACAAGAACCTTGTTCATGTGGATGATGACAATCTTGTCATACTCTAAATAACTATCCTATGTAAACTTTTATGGCTACTTATCCTATTAAAAATACGAAGACTGGTGAAACTAAAGAAGTTGTGATGAGTGTAAATGATTGGGATCAGTGGAAGATTGATAATCCTGATTGGATTCGATATTTCACCCCAGATAACTCACCAGGTGTCGGAGAAGTTGGCGAGTGGAAAGACAAACTGAGAAAGAATAAACCTGGTTGGAATGAGATCTTAGGAAGAGCTCAAAAAACAGGTCAAAATCGTCAAAAACTAACACTCGACTAATATGCCAGTAAAAAGAACTCGTAATAAGAAAACAGACAAACAAGTTGGTGCTGGTTTGACTGCCAAACAAATGAGAAGGAAGAAACCTATTAATAGTGATCTTCTTGTAGATATTGAACCTTTGACACCTAATCAAGAAATTCTTTTCAATGATTATGCAAGAGGGAAGAATATTTTTACTTATGGTGCTGCAGGTACAGGAAAGACCTTTATCGTCCTCTATAATGCCATCAGAGATGTATTAAATGAACTTACACCATATACTAAGGTTTACATTGTTCGTAGTCTTGTATCGACCAGAGAGATAGGTTTCTTGCCAGGTGATCATGAGGATAAATCATTCCTTTATCAGATTCCTTATAAGAATATGGTAAAGTATATGTTTAAGATGCCTACTGACCAAGATTTTGAAATGTTATATGGTAATCTTAAGCAACAAGAGACTATTTCGTTCTGGTCTACCTCATTTTTAAGAGGAACTACCTTTGATGATGCTATCATCATAATAGATGAATGCCAAAACTTGAATTTTCATGAATTAGATAGTATAATAACAAGAGTGGGTGAAAACTGTAGAATTCATTTCTGCGGTGACGCTGCACAAACTGACCTTATTAAACAGAATGAAAAGAATGGAATCCTTGATTTCATGAAAATCCTTGAACAAATGGAATCTTTCTCTATGATTGAATTTGATGTTGATGACATTGTTCGCTCTGGACTCTGTAAGGAATATTTGAAGACTAAATTAGCACTTGGAATGTAATGTTTAATCATGTACCTGCGATCCTTCCTCCTTTAGAGAGGGAAACTGTTGATGGTGTTCGATATTATCAAGTTCCTGATAATGACGAATTACTAAAGTTAGTTTCTATCACTTCAGTAACTTCGTTTTATAATAGAGCAAAGTTTGCTTCTTGGAGAAAAAAGATTGGTGAAGAAAAAGCTAATGAAATTACTGCGAAAGCAACATCTCGTGGTACTGACACTCACACTGTGATAGAGCATTATCTCCTCAATGAGGAAACTCTACCAGAGGTTCAACCAATATCAGATTTTCTTTTCAAGATAGCAAAACCAGAACTGAATAAAATTGATAATATTCATGCATTAGAAGGTTCTCTCTTTAGTAAAGAATTAGGTGTTGCAGGTACAGTTGATTGTATAGCAGAGCATGATGGTGAATTAGCAGTTATTGACTTTAAGACTTCTAAGGCACCTAAACCAAGAAAATGGATTGAAGGTTATTTTGTTCAAGCAATGGCATATGCTGCTATGTACTATGAACAGACTGGCACAATTGCTAAAAAACTTGTTATAATAATGGCATGTGAAGATGGCACTTGTAAAGTATATGAAGAGCGTAATAAGAAGAAATATATGAAATTACTTGTACATTACATTAGAAACTTTTTAGACTTTCAAATACAATTAAATGGAAAATGAATTAACCAAAGCATTAGATAAAAAATTCATGAATGCTGCCAAGTTTTCTCTTGAAGTAGAGAAACTTGTGTTAGAAGAAAAAGTAAATTATATCGATGCTATAGTTCTGTTTTGTGAGAAAAATAGTATTGAAGTTGACTCTGTTACTAAATTAATTTCTAAACCACTAAAGGAGAAATTAAAGGCAGATGCAATAAATCTTAATTTCATGAAAAAGACCACTCGTGCTAAACTACCCTTATAAATACTAGTATTATGTCTGATTTCTTTGCATCAGAGCAAGTTCAAGAATCTATAAATGAGATCAATAGAATGCAAGAAGAGATCTATGCAAAGATCTTTGCATTTGAGAAATTATCTCATAACGAGAAGATGGAACATGTTGACCAATTAGAGACTCTTTTGGACAAGCAGAGAAATTTTTATATGAGATTGAAACTATCTGATGATCCTCGTGCTAAGGATATGATGGAGCAAATTCATCAATCTGCACAATTAGTAGGTTTCCCTAAAGATGTTAATCCTGATCTTTTATTCAAGAATATGCAGGATACTCTTTCAAACCTTCGCAAGAATTTTAGTTGACATGGGAGCACTGTCGCCCTATAATAGACCAGTACAAAAGCCAAATCTAATAAAAAGCCAAATCTATGTCTTTTGCATCACTTAAAAAGCAATCATCTCTCGGTTCTCTAACAGCAAAGCTTGTTAAAGAAGTAGAGAAGACCAACAAAACAGGTAACGGTTCCGATGACCGTCTTTGGAAACCAGAAGTTGACAAAGCAGGTAACGGTTATGCAGTTATTCGTTTTCTTCCTGCACCAGATAAGGAAGACCTCCCTTGGGCAAAACTGTATTCACATGCATTCCAAGGTCCAGGTGGATGGTATATTGAAAATTCTTTAACTACCATCGGTGGTAAAGACCCTGTTTCAGAATACAATACTGAATTATGGAATTCTGGTTCTGACGCTAATAAGCAACTTGCTCGTAACCAAAAGCGTAAGTTATCATATTATACTAACATCTATGTTGTGAAGGATCCTTCCAACCCAGATAATGAGGGAAAAGTTTTCCTTTATAAGTTTGGTAAGAAAATCTTCGATAAGATAATGGGTGCTATGCAACCTGAGTTTGAGGATGAATCCCCAATCAATCCTTTTGACTTCTGGCAAGGTGCTAACTTCAAAGTTAAGATCAAGAAAGTAGCAGGATACTGGAACTATGATAGTTCTGAATTCGCTGCGATTTCTCCTCTTCTCGATGATGATAAAGCATTGGAAGAATTATGGAAGAAGGAATACTCACTCGCTGAGATTACCGATGCCTCTCAGTTCAAAACTTATGACGAACTGAAAAAGAGGTTTGATTATGTCCTTGGTAATAAGAAATCAACTGTAAGTCAAGCATTTGACGAAGAAGTTGCATCTGAGGAATTGCCACCAAGACCCGAAGAAGAGGTAGCCACTAGTTTTAGTGAATCTGATGAGGGCGATGACGCACTTTCATACTTCCAGCGTTTAGCTGAAGAATAAGATATAAATAAAGGAGAGGACAACCTCTCCTTTTTTGTTTTAACGATTAATTAAATGGCTTATTCAGCAAATAGGTATGCAGTAACCTTTAATGTAGGTTCTGACACTAAAAAAGTAGAAATGTATGCAGAGGATGATACAAAGGCAAGAGCTAGAGTACTGCAACTATTTCCAGACGCAACAAGTATAACACCATCTACTTTAACTGACTAATCATGGCAAGAGATAAGGTCATTGTCTACAATGGATCTGATGGTTTCTGTCGTGTAGTTATTCCATCAGAGCAATGCGTTTTGTCTGACGAAGACATTATCGCAAAAGATATTAGTGCGAGTGAATATTCACTGGTAGATAATAGTTCCTTACCTTCAAAGTATTGGAGAAATGCATGGAAATATAACCACAGTTCAAAGGCAGTTGAAGTAGATATGACATCTGCTAAGACTTTATGCCAAGAAGAATTAGAAGCAAAATATATCTCTATAGCAAAAGAAAACGCAGATATACAGACTATAGCAGATATGAAGGGAGAATCTGCATCACTTAAATCTAACCCTGCAGTTCCATATTCAAGTATTACATCAGCGACTACAGTTTCTGACTTAGACGCTCTACTTTAAGCAAGATTATTAGCAGCAACTTTACCAGTTAAGTTCTTAAATTGTGAAGAACTCTGATATTGCATTAATCTTTTAGTATCATTAACGAGTGTGTTAAGGTATTCTCTTTTGACTACCCTGATCGCTCTTTTTTTATCGTTTTTTCTTGTTTCTACTAACCAGTTACTTACAGCAACAGTTGGATTAATTGTAGCAGTATAATTGTCTGGATCTTGGATAGTAAAATCTGAATCTACTACTAATTTGCCAGGTAATATTAATTTACCATCACTATTTTTAACTTCTTTAGTCTCATAGTGATGAACTGCATTTAGATCTGCACCATATTTTTCATCAGCAAGATCCCATAGAAGACCTTCTGATATCGGCCATTGATCTTCAAGATTAACAATATTAGCAGATAATAAAACTACCCAGTCATATTTTGCACTTTTATATAAACCTTCTGCTATTGTATCAGGTCTTTCTCCATCATCTATTAAATAATCATTAAAACTCAAAGCAAAACGAAATACCTCACTTTTGAGTCTTATTCTTTTAAAAATATTTTTAACTTCAATATATTGATCCCTTTTTCCACCTTCTTTAAGTGGATTAAGGTATTTGAAGTTTGGTAGTAAGTTAAAGTAAGATATTGACATTAGAAATCGATGTAAGATTCTTCATAATCTTCTCTGTATATTGGTTCTAGTTCTTTAAATGAAAGATTTAATTTCATATGAACAGGAGTAGCTAGTGAGTCATCATATGTTGAATACTGACCAGATCCAGTATAATTAACTCCTACAGAAGTCAAAGCACATATCTTAAATTTATTTAAGAAAGGATGTACACCACCTCCTTTTCTATAAGAAATTCTAAAAACATCAGGACTTTCTAAAAATGCCATATCACCTTGTGTTCTTTTAGGTGAAGAACGCATTTTTAATTGCATAAACATTTCTTTTACTACTTTTGCTTCTTTTCTATCTCTAGGAGATATATCCCATCCAAACTGAAAAGGTCTTAAAGATACACCATTAAAAAGAAGTTCTAAGTTTTGATTTATTATCTGCCCAGAATTCCTTTGCATAATTTGACTGGCATTAAGGTTACTTCCTGTCAATAAATTTATTGCTGCAGCAGTTGATTTATCTCTAAAGTAATTTTTCATTTTATTAGTGCTACCACCTCTTACTGCATCTGCTGCTGTACCAAATGCTTCAGCACCTCCTGCCTTGACTGCATCTATTAATCCACCTTCCGCTTCAACTGCTGCATCTAGACCTCCACTTAATGCTCTTACACCAGTACCAACCAATGCATTCATATCTCCACCTTGCCAACCGACATTATTAACTGATCCTATTCCATTTGGTATTGGTAATATAAAATTTCTTTGAGATTTAGCACCCTTAAGTTTAGTAAATGAACCTGCTACTTCCTGTCCTCCTATTGAAGGAGTTCCTCCAGGTTCATACTTGATTGCTTCTATTAAAAAGTAGTCGGTCTCGGCATCCATAATATCATATGGATATCTAAGTACATAATTATTTGCTTGACTAGAACTACCTGATGGAGTGGATAAACCATTCATCAACGCATTCTTACCAAACTTCAATCCTTTTTTTATTAAGCCGAGAGGCATGAGATATACTATTTTTACTTATTTATAGAGGCACACCTCAATCTCTCTGTCTCCAATCATCTGATCTCTTATCATTCTTGAACCAGTCTGCTATATCGTCTGCTCCATTGAAACCCCTTTTATGTTTCCTTGGATCGGAGTCTCCTATATCCAAGTACTTAAGAAAAGTCGAATCACCATCCGTTTTCAATCTTCTTGCTGAACTTAACATTCCTCTTGCAGATGTATTCGCTTTTGATAACTTCTCTGCCCATATCATATCTTCTAATGGAACCTCCGTTCCTGCTGCTATTGATTTACAAATTGCTTCAAGTCGCAAACGATATTGAGTGGAAAGCATAAGGCATATATTAAATTTTTTTTATTTATAGAGACATCTTAAATTTAGCATAGGGTATAGACTTCGCATCTGCCATTTCACTAGATAACACAACATGCATTTGCCCTAAAACTTCTTCCCAAGTGTAATTTCTCATTGTTCCCCAATGATAATTAAACCCCTTAAATCCCCATCTTTGCACTTCAGTACAGGCTATTAGAGGAAATTCATCATATCTAATGTTGGGTGTTTTTGCTCTGTATATGAAGGTATAGTAATTTCCTGGTTCGGGAACAATTTCAATATCTGTTAACGCTTCTGTAATCTTTAGCATAAGATCATCAGCATCTTCTAGACCTGTCATTTCATCAACTATAGGTTGTAATCTGCTCATACTCCTAAATGATCCTCTGTTAAAATTTTAAAAGTTAAACTTCTATCAAGACAATATTCTTTTGCTGCTTTCCATTTTGCTTGATTCTTAGCATATTCATATACTTCACGGACATATGCCTTAGTTTTTCTCTTTTTAACTTGTGGTTCTATACATTGCTTCTTTGGTTTCACCTCTATAATATACTTTTTAATCTGACCAGTGTTCTCACGAACCTTAATATAAAAGTCTGGAAAATACCTGTGAATACGGTTATCCAAAGGACTACGATATGGGATAATTATCTCTTCACTACCCCATTCTAGTATGTTCGGGTTCTTATCACAGTACTTCATAAACTTGCGTTCCCACAAACTACGATAAATAATGTTTAGATGGTTCCCTCTATACTTTTCTATATTAATAGGTCTGAACTTACCTGAATAAGCCATCGTACTATAACCTCTTAAGGTATTTATTGTGTCAAGAGACGGATCACCAAGAGTAAGAAGAACAGCTGACATCTTACCGTTGTTTACAAAAGTAGCAACAACTAGTCATTATGAGTTATCATTTCCAGCAATGCCTTGGCAATTGTTGACCTATATTAAGTTAAAGAGTGATGATACTATAGATAATGCATTTGTCTTCAGAGATCTAGGTTTATTGTGTAAGGGTGCAGCGTTACCTGGAACTGCATATGCTACAGCTCAGATTAATGGTAACTATATGGGTATAAATCAAAAGTATGCTCACACAAGGATATATACCGATTCATCATTTACTTTTATGGTTGATGACGATTATAGAGTAATTAGATTCTTTGAACTATGGCAAGAATTTATATCAAGTGGATCAAACACTAATAGAAATAGAAAAGCATATTATCATAGAATGCAATTTCCTTCAGAATATAAATGTGATACTATGAATCTAAAGAAGTTTGATAAGAATCATGGTAATAGTGTAGAATATACTTTCCTTAATTCATTTCCTGTCAATATTACTCCTGTTTCAGTTAGTTACGATCAAAGTCAAATTTTAGAAATATCGGTTTCATTTGCTTATGATAGATACTTCTTTGGTAATCTTAGAAGACAAGACACTAGGACTAATCAAGGTAGTGGCAATCCTAGTAACCCATATCCAGATAGTTTCTTAACTCATGCAGGTAATCCTGTAGGTAATGAAAAAGTTATAGAAGGAGGAACAGGTAGTGGTGTTGTTGGTGGTAATACAATACTAACTGATACGGAGCTAGCTAAGAGAACAGAGCGATCTGGTTATACACTTACAGAAGACCAACATGATGCTGCAAAATATGGAAATACATTTCCATCAGGTTCATTTAACATAACAACATAGAATAAATGTGTTATAATATAGAGTAGTGCTTATCATTATATGGGACTTGCCAAAGATTTAAAAGTAGGAACTAAACAATCTCACTCTGCTGCAGAGAATACTAAGTTTGTTTCGTCCTTTCTTCGTGGTGTAGTAAACAAAGAAAAATATAGACAACTTGTTGCTAACTATTATTTCATATACCATACCATAGAGTCAGAAGTTAGAAGATTAAAAGATGATCCTCTTATTGGATCTTTAGATATTAAAGAACTTTACCGTCATGATGCATTAGCAAAGGACTGTGAATACTTCTTTGGTGCTGACTGGAGAGATAACATTTATCCCTCAAAAGCATGCCAACAATACATTGATCGTATTGGAAAGGTTGCTCATGAAGAACCAGAACTTCTTATAGGACATCATTATACAAGGTATCTTGGAGATCTATCTGGTGGACAAATTCTTAAGAATATTGCAGAGAAAGCGTTAAAGTTAACTGATGGAGGTCTAGACTTCTATAAATTCCCTGATATAGACAATAAAAAAGAATTTAAAAACGCATATCGTGCCACACTAAATAAGATGCCTGTGACACAATCACAAGTGTCTGCTATCGTTACTGAAGCAAACTACGCATTTCGTTTAAATATGTTCATGTTTGATGAATTGGATGGTAATGCGTTCAAATCTGCAGTTGCTTACTTCTGTGGAGTACTTAGAGGAAATACTGATGCCATTACCTAAAATTGTTACCCCGACCTATACATTAACTATTCCTTCGTCGGGTAAAAAAATCACATATAGACCTTTCCTAGTCAAAGAAGAAAAAGTTCTTGTCATGGCAATGGAGAGTAACAATATGGATCAAGTTGCGAGAGCAATTAAAGATGTTCTATCTGCATGTATTAATACTCGTGGAGTTAGAGTTGATAAGTTATCTACATTTGATATTGAATATCTCTTTCTTCATATTCGTGGAAAATCTGTTGGTGAGACTATCGAAGTTATGGCAACTTGCCCT